GGATTGCCTTAAGGTCTTGAGCAAGCTCTAGTGAGTACTCTGCCTTTAACGCACGAGATTTCGCAGTAACTGTTACTTTCTCGATGCTGAATGCCATCTCGTTGAAGTGGTTCGATGAACCGTCTCCAAGTGCTTCAGCATTTGCTGTTGGCATACCTTGTCCAACGTTGTATCCTGTTGAGGATGCAGAACCAACTGGGTTCAATGCAGATGGGTTAGTACCCGCTTGAGTAACTGTACCCAAACCAGCAGCTGTGTCAGTCTCACCAGCAGTGATACTGTCAGCACTGTTCTGTGCAGAGAATGTTGTGTCTGCTTCGTTGAAGAATGCCTCTGTTCCACCCTGATTGGTGTACTTAGAACGCATTGCGAAGATTAGTCCAGTAGGACCATTCATTGGTTGAACACCAGCAAGGTCATAAGCGACCAAGTTTGGCATTGAACGTCTAATTAATGAGATTAGAACGGGGTCGAAACCTGCGGTTGGACCTGCAGCAGCAGAGTCAGCACCGAAACCGCCTGTACCAGCGTCGTTTGTTGGTGCGGCTTCATAGAGGAATTGCTTCTCCTCGTTCATAAATTTTTCTTGGTTCTCCAGAAGAACTGCGGTAACCATTCTGCGATGTGCATCCTTAATTTCGGGAGCACTCTCGGCATCTAGTAATGGAGCCCACTTCTCCTGCAGTTGTTCAGCATTGAACATTTGCATTTGAATTTACCTCTTAAGTAAAAGTGTTGTTTTTGTTTTTATGATAAGAAATTACTTCTTAGCGACTCTTTGAAGTGTTGAGAGATAATTCGCCATTGATCCAGTATTCTTAACTGGTGACTCAGTACCTTCACTCAGTACTTCATTATTGTCTCTCTGAGCACTAGGTGCAGTTGAAGGGAAATAAGATTCTCTCAACGTTACTAGTTTCTCACGGTAATTTGATTCACTTTCAAACTCTACACTTTCAGCAAGTGAAGCAAGCTTCTCTTTCTGTGTGATTGCAAGACCTTCTGCCACGTCACTTAGTATTCCATCGGATTTAGATTCGGCAAGTCTCTTATTCAGAGCAACGTTACTTTCAATTTGCTCATTGAGTTTTGATTCCATTTCATCAAGTTTATTTACCATGTTCTCAAGGACATCATATTTGTCTTCAGGGATTGATACATAATGTTCTTCAAATAGTGACTTCATACCTTCTAGGAAGGATTCAGTCATTTCTGTTTTAAGTCCTGCCTCTACAGCAAGTTCGTTCTCTTGTAGCCATTCTCCAGCTACATACTCAAGGTAAGAATCGACTCTTTCTGTGAGTTCTAATTTCTTGGACTCAATTTCTTCTTCGAGTTTCTTAGAGTTTTCTTTCTCTAAGTCCTCTTTAATTGTTGCAACCTTAGAATTGATTGCTGCCTCGAAGATAGTCTTTGCTTTTGCTTGGAACTCTTCAGATAGTTCCTCTCCTTGGAGAAGTGCTTCAACATCTTCTTCGATATTGAGTTCAGGTGCAACTTCTTCCTCAGAAGATTCAGCAACAACTTCGTCTTCTTTAGCTTCAGGTTCTTCAGTGATTGCATCTTCGACCTTCTTCTTAAGATCTTCTTCTGCAACTACTTCATCTTCCTTCGCAGGTTCTTCTGCAACGACTTCTTGGTCTGCTTTGACCTCGACTTCATCGCCAGAGTTTAACTTTGTCCCTGGTTGGACATCTCCAGATTTAACACCAGATTTAGCACCCTTGTTAACTACATCCTTAACTTGCTTAAGGGTAGCACCAGGTGTTTTTAACTTAGCAGAGTCGTCATCGACTTTGTAGTTTTCTGGAGTAGGCCCGCCTAAGTCTTCCCAAGAACCGCTATTTCCTGGTGTTGAAACTCCTGCAGCATTACTTCCTGCTTTAGGAAGTGATTTATCGGCAGCAGCTGCACCAGCAGTAACGGCATTGGATTCCTTAACGTCTACTTCCATTTCTTGTAATTTGTTACCACGGGACATTTTAGTTCTCTCCGATTACCTTTTAGTGTAAAACTATATTTATTTATAAATTATATATTTGTCAAAAAATCATTGAACAACTGGAGTTTATGCTCCTCTAGTCGTTTTTGACTCACTAGCGTATTAATACGCTTCTTTGTTTGGGTTGCGATTTGTTCACGAAGTGTACCTCCGTCCCAAATCCATTCCTTACCTTCCATGATTCCATTGACGAAAGCGTCTGGAGCAGAAGGATCTGCAACTATGTCTGCAGCAGTTGCTAATTGAAAGTCTTCACCTACAACTTTAGCACCAGTGCGATCTTCTCTAAGTGACCCAACACCACGAGAAGAAACACCAAGAGTTACACCTTCATCAATTAATGATGATGCTATCTTACCCATCGGTGTATTAAGAATTTGTGCTTTACCCTTAAAATTATTTCCCTCTTGAACGAGAGCAGTAATTTTATGAGAAACACGATCAAGGTTTACAGTAGGTCCATCAGGATGTCCCAACTCACCTAAAGCACGACCTTTTTGGACAAATGCTTCATTGTATCTGTTAACCTCTTTAGCAAGAGTTGATACAGGATACATTCTACCATTACGGTTTTTTATATCTCCTTGCAAAAATACACCTTCAATATAAAGTTTCTTATTGGATCCTTTACCTTCGGTGATAAATTTAACTTGTGAGACTTCTTCTGTAATCAGTTTCATTGTTCTTAATTTGCGTATCCTACAGATGTACCCAAGACACTAGCATGAGCAGCAAAAATTGCCTGAGTTGATTTTTTATCAACAAACTCAACAGTGTTGCCTAGCAGTGTGAAAGTTCCAACTGTTGATCCTCCAACAGCAGTAGCAACAGTTACTACTCTTGCAGTACTTGTAGTATTGACAAGACGCACTACAGTTGCACTTCCAAATGTGGAAGCATTTGCAGCATCAGTGCCACATGCTGCCTCACTACCTGTTACTAAAGTTCTAGTCATTAGACTCCTCTTCTGGATCTATTTCATTTGTGGGCTCAGTTTCAACTTCAGTTTCTGCTTCTACTTCTTGTCCAAAAAGACTAGCAGCAGCATTTGGTTTTGCAGCATCTATCTTCTCTGCACTCTTAGTGTATAAGATTTCTTTTATCTTATCACTAATTTCTGAAGCAGACTGATCAGTTGCCAACATATCCATTAAATCATCCATAGTAATGAAATATAATTATAAACTAAAGGTATTTATATCTCTCCACCCTTCGGCATATTCATAGGTGCTCCTTCTTCTGGCATACCTTCTGGAACAGTACCCATCATGTCATACCCTGCTAATGCTTGATCTGCTGGCATTCCTGTTGCTGGATCAACTGGCATATTTGGATCAGGTATAATTCCATCCTCAATTTCCTTTGCCATCTGTTCATCCATTTCCTCAATTTCAGTCTCAGTCTGCTTAAGGATTTTTGTTCTTACATATTGAGCAGAGAAATACTTACCCATGTATGGTTCCATAGAAGCAATTACAGCCAACTGCTCTTGAAGAAGTTCATTCTCTTTAAGATCAGCAAAATGATTGTCATACAAGAAGTCGTATTGAATGTGATCTTCTAATGTATCCCAATCTTCTGGAGTAATAATATTCTTAAGAATTAACTGAGTCTTAAGCATATCATTGAAGATACCAGAGAATCTCTTACGAAGTCTACCAACAAACTTAGTAAACTTAATTTCATCTCTTAAGATTTCTGATGATCTACCTAAATTAAATCCACCTTGACTATCAAGTCTACTTGATGGAACATTCAGTGATTTATAAAGTTTAGATTGGAAATACTCAATATCAGTAAGTTCTCCAAGGTTTTGTCCACCTGGTAAAGTTGAGATTTCTGTTCCTCTACCACCTTCTCTTCTAGGAAGCCAGAAGTCTTCCAACATTGCCATATATTTCTTATCATCACGAATCTCACCAGTGTCAGCATTATAAACCAGTTTATTTCTATAACGGTTCATAACATCACGAAGATATTGCTCTGCCTTAACTTTAGGGAGATTACCTACATCAATGTAGAATATTCTTCTTTCTGGAGCACGAGATAATCTGTAGATAACAAGACTATCCTCAACCATTCTTAACTGGTTAAGTG